AGCAGAGAGGAAATACAAAGAATTATTGGCATAGAGAGTGAACAATTAGTATTTACTTTTTGTAATCTATCTGATAGAATAGCAAAACTATTGTTTGGCATATCTTTAGATCAACATATTCTAACACAATTAAGATGGATAGAATATGCAAATTTAAAACAGCAAAACAGTATGAATAAGCATCTTAAATATTTTGAAAAATTGTTAAACATAACACAATAATAAAAACTGGAGCAAGAAATGGAAGATATGGTACATGGAATTAAG